ATTGCTTTATTTGTTCTTGAGTAATGGCACTACCAGCAGCTTCAATCTTATTTATTTCAGATTGAAGAGATTTTATCTCTTTTAATAAATCAGCTCTACTTTGTGCCATTTAGTAGTTTATTTTGAATATTTCTTTATAAGGTCATCTAATTCTGCTTTTTCTTTTCTAATTTTTTCCATTTTATCTGTAAAAGATTTTGGTAAGCCTCTATCAGATGCTTTTTTAATTATTCTATTAGCAGTACCCTTTTGCAATCCATCGAAAAAGTCTCCTATGAATCGAGAAACCATATTTAGTTCATTTATTTCTTTTTTTGACATGATTAGTTTCTTTATAGTTTTATACTACTATAAATATTGGATAAAAAAAAAGTAAGGATTATTTTCTAACCCTTACTTTTGATTTACGTTCTGCTTTTTTGTATTCGTCTGCTTCTTTCTTTTTGAGGTCTAATAACTTTTTGAAGTAAAACTTTCTCCATTGTATTGGCATGAAGTAAACATCTCTCCAAGTAAATCCATTACCAAAGTTAACCAACTCCCAAATTTGATTATGTAATTGAATCGAGTAATCACTCGGAAGGGTAAAAAAACCCGGCCCCAAAGGGGATATCGAGAGCCTCCTCTTCTCCCGTCAACTCTGATACAAAGTTGAATTTTAAATCCATATCTGGACTGATTTCTCTTACATATTTTCTGAATGCTTTGGTATCTAATGCTAAGAATGAGTTTGATACCCACTTAGTAATGAATCCCCTATCTTCATTACCATCTACCGATTGAATCATATATTTCAAACGAGTTGTTACATCAAATGTAGTATCTCCCTTTCCTTTATATAATCTAGCTAATGCTTGGTTTTCTTTTGTGATTTCAGTTTCATCACCATGTGTTAGAAGTTTGAATTCTAACTCTGCCCCACTTTTTGGTAATTTAAATTTATAAAGATTTTCACCATTTAATAATGATTCATTAAAATCTTTTGTTTTTACCTTAGATAAATCAATACTTACCTCCTGCTCTTCAAATGTAGATGGGTCAGTTATTTCTACTTTATATTCTGAACCATAACCCATTACTCTAGTTGCTAATAGGATTGCGTTTTTATCACCAATAAAGATATCATTGATATCTACACCTGGTTCTACAACTACTGATTCAAATAACTTATCTAATACTACACCTTTTTTAATTAGGGATTGAGATGCAAGAATATCTTCTTCTCTTGCTGTCATATATTTAATCTCAATATTACCCTTTCTTAGTGGGTGTCCTTCTGGATAAACTAATCCTTTTGATGGTAAATCCACTACCTCAGTTGGGAAATCAAATTTATTTTCGTTCATAATTAACCTTTATTTGTTTGTATATATAAGTATATCAAAACTAAAAAGTTATAAAACGAAAAAAGGTTCTCACTAAGAGAACCTTCTTCAAATAAATAGATAGTAGTGGATAATATCTAAAATTCTAATATTGCGTAATCGTATGATAAAGTTAATTCGATATCAGCAGGGTCATTAGATTCAAATGATAAATCATTAAAGTTAGCTGCCTGAATAAATGCACCTTTTAACTTCCATTGTTCGATTTTATCACCAACAGGTCCTAACATATAGAAATCAATATCTTTTTTGTAGAAATCTGCGTATCCTTTTCTACCAGTTAAAGATTCGTATCCTAATCTCACCCATTCCATCACTTGTTGTGCTCCACTTGGAACAATTGGGTCATATAATGTAATTGAGATATCTTGCCATTCACCTTTACCTTGTAGTTTTCTATAAGTGTTGATGTGGTCTAACTTCACAGTTTCGAAATTGATAGATGGTCTAGCTGCGGCTTTTATCAAGTAAGATTGAATTCCATCAATCTCCATGATATACCTGTTCTTCATCTTCGGTTCGAAGTTGGTGAACATCATTTCGTTAAATTCTAATACTTCTGCCATTTTTTTATTTTCCTCTTTATACTAATAAATATTAGTTGTTCAAATTTTTATATTATGCTGAGAACGATGCTCCAGTTGGTAAGATGTTGAAATCAATTACAATGAATTCAGCGGTCTTAGCAGGTTGTAGGAAAATCTGTCCAGCTAATATGTTTCTATCAACAACATCAGGTGTGTTGTTAGTCTCATCCATAACTACTTTAAATGCGTACAATCCTTGTCTTTGTTGGATACCTTCTAAGTAAGGTTGTACAGTGTTGATGAATCTACCTCTAGTCGATGCCGTATTTTGTTCGAATACTAAGAATCGAGATGTAGATGCTACAAATTTCTTAACGTTGATTAACAATCTTCTTACATTGATTCTATCCAATGCTGATGCTTTATCTTGCAACGTTTTTTGTCCGAATGCTACAATACCTTGTCCAGGGAAAGTTGCGATTGGATTTACTTTGTTTTCATATAAAGTATCTCTTTCAGAGTGTGTTAATCTATTCAATACTGAAACTGCTCCAATAATACCTCCTCTATTTAAACCAGCAGGTGCGAACCATTCAGCTGCAATAGCGTCATTCGCTGCGTACACAGCAGGTAATAATACTGAAGGTGGTACTGAGATTAGTTTGTTTGTATTTGAATCTACTGTCTTAACCCAAGGATAATAAGAACCTACATAGTTCGAATCAATTGAGTTAGCTTGAGTAGTTACTTGTGCTATTGTATCGTTTACTGAAGTTAAATCAGCGATGTAGAAACAATCTTGTCTAGCTTCTACCATATCCAATACATCAGTTACAACTGCTGGGTGTAATCTTCTTACAATACCCGGAGTTGCTACCATATTAATATCATATTCATCAGCGTTTGAAATTGCGTTCACAGCTTTAGCGTATCCAACTGAACCACTAGCAGTAGAATCAGTTAAATCAAATCCTTGTGAATTTCCAGCTGAGATTGAAGAACCTAAAGCGATTTCTCTATTCGGGCTCATTCCATCAAATCCTCCTTGGAATCCTAATGAGAATTGTCTCTTAATCATATCAGCGGTTGCTGAACCAGTCATTTCTAATGATAATCCAACTCCACTTATATTTCCATCAAATCCAAACACTACATTAGAACCAACTCCTACACTTTCAGGTAGTGGGTTCATATAGTTAGCGTTATCATCTTTTACACCATCTGATTCAAAATCAAATCCAGCATAAAATTGTGGGTTACCACTTGTGTTAGCAATAGAACCGGTTTGGAATACAGCTGATGGAACTTGAGTTTCATCAGTTGCTTTAATTGGGTTAGAGTATGCTCCATGTCCAAATGGTGCTGCTGATACAGGGTATGAACCTTGTTCACCAACTTGTACTCTAATGTATTTTGAATTGTTTAACCAATCACCCCATTCAGTAATCTTACCATTTGAATCAATGGTACTATATCTATCACCAATTACTCTCGCAATATAGTTTGGAGATGCTGGGTCTAAGTTTACATTACTAAATGTTTCTAATACTACTTTTCTCTTATCAGTATCAGAGTAAGAACGAACAGTTACAGTAAATACTGAATAATCAGTTCCACCATCTTCACCTGCTGCTTTTACATTTGATATAGATATTTTAAATCTTTTGTTTTCACCATTACCATGTCCTAAAGTATGGAACTTAAATAGGTCATATCTTTCACCGGAGATTAATTGTGATTTTACAAATGGTGTTGCTGCTGAACTAGCATCGTAAGTAAAGTTCTGAGTTGGTAATACAACTGATTGTACTACATTTTTATCTTCGATTCCATCATATGCATTCTTAAAGTAAGAATAAGCGTATGCATCTTTCGAACCTCTTGGGTTAGAACCGAATACATCAGTTACATCGTTATTATCAGTTGAGTCTAAAGAAGAAGAAATTTCTCCAATTCCACTACCACTAACAACAAATGAACCTGTTGCACTTCCATCAGATATACTAAATCCACTAAATCCAACTTCTTCATCACCATTGTGTGTTGAATGAAGTGTTGAAATTAATTTAATTCCAGCTGAACCACTTACTGCAATACCAATAGGGTTTGCTTGGTTATAACCACCTACACCTGCTACTCTAACAATTGTTACAGTACCAGCTTCTCTTAGATAGTTTTGTACTGCATATTCTGTATAGTAAGTACCGTCAGGTGTACCAAATTTATCTTCAAACTCACTTTGAGTTCGAACTACTGTGGGAACAAACGCTGGTCCTTGTTTGAAAGGTCCAATGAACGCTGCTCCGATTTCTCCAACCCCTTGTGCTAAGAACGAAAGGTCATTTTCTCTCGTAAATACTCCAGGTGATACAATTCTTTCTGCCATATTATCTCCGTTTATTAAATAAACAATTTAGTTATTACTAATATAAATATAACTAAAACGTTGAAACCATTAATTAATCGCCAGAACCACTAACTGGTGTTGGTGTTACTGAACCTGTTGACCAAGGTAAGTCCTCTGAACCGATTTCTTCACTAGCATCATCAACCTCATCAATTTTATTTTGAATTTGTTCTGAGATGTGGTCCCAATATCCCCCATTAGGGTTTGTTACTGATGCTGATACCCATCCAGCTACTAACTCTTCAGTTAAATCTCCGAAAGCTACAAATTCATCAGATGAACCTGATTCGAAATCTAGTGGAGTTGCTCCAACGAATCTACCTTCAGTTCCGGTAGCTCCCTCAGTACCAATACATGTCCATCTAACGTGTAAAATTACATTTTCAAGATCACCTATCGTTTTTTTAGTCATTTGGGTTACACCCCAAGAATAAGTTACTGCCATTTTATTTTCCTTTTTATATATATAAGTATATAGGTTGTTCCCCAAACGGAAAACAATCACCTATAAATATAACCATTTTTAGTTAAACACAAATATTAAGATATACTTCCAGAAGTTTCTACAAAACTTGATGATACGTGATTCCAAGCTTCTATTACGAATGCAGATTCACTAGCTATCAAATGTGCTTCATTGAAACCATCGTAGTGAACATCTTCATGCCTTCTACTAATTTCAACACCATCTTCCATAAAAGAAACTCTCTTTACAACATCTATTGAAGGATTTTGTACGTTTATTTCTAATTTGTTTAAAACTACTAATTTTTCTAATGCCATTTTATTATTTCTTTAATAATTCTTTCATCATCTCTTTTAATTCAGAGAGTTCTGACTTTAAATATTCAATTTCTTCTTTTTGTGATTTAACTATATCATTTTGTTCGTTGATTGCGTTAACTAATAATGGAGTTAACCTATCGTAATCAACAGTCATATAATCATATCCCAATCTCTCAGCTTTTGGAGCAGGATGTACAATTTCAGGAAGAACTGATTTAACATCTTGTGCAGATACACCGACTTGTAGTTCAGTTCCATTCCATCCAATCATATTAGCTTCCTTATTGTTTCTATAATAGAAACCATTAAGTTTACCAACTTTTTCAAGAGCGTTTTCAATATCACCCTCTTTATCCTTTAATCTCATATCTGAGTAGTAAGCTATTACGTTACCCTCAGCGTATAAGTTATCGTTAATTCTAAGACCCCAACTTTCAGTTCTTGCTTTCCAACTACCATTATAGTGAATGTAGAAGTGAGAGTTGTGAATAGCTTCACATAACCACTCATTGTTTACATCATTATATAAACCAGTTGAACTACTATTGTTGTGCATTAATAGTGAACGACCATTCATTGACCATCCTTCCCATCCATTAATACTACCATAAGTAGCTACAGTACCATACTGTCCACCTTCATCTGCAACTGAACGTAATCCATATCCTCTATCTTGGAAGTAAAGACCTGTTGAACTTCTAGCTCTAAACCAGTTGTTTACATATATACTACTCATATTGGATGTAGATGCAGGGTCTGTGTAGTATCCAGTATTATTTGAATCATAATATCTACCAGCATACATTGAACCACCATTACCACTATTCTCATCAAGAACAGGAATAGTTCTCCAACTTCTCCATCCACTCCAAGAACTTCTAAATCTCAAGTTAGTAATTGGTCCACCAACCATCTGCCATCCGTAACCACCAGTGTTCGAACTACGATAGTGGAATGCCTGCATTCCTACCCAGTGAGATGTACCTGATGGTTGATTAGGTGGATTACTCCAAGAATCGATGAAACCAGAACCCCAAGTTGAAACAACGTTCATATCTTGTCTACCCCAACCATAAGCACCAGTCCAATAGTTAGTATCACCAGTTTGACGAGGTCTAGCTCTATAATATTCACCACTATTTCTCGTATGACCTGGTAATCCCATCCAAGCCATTGTTCTATTATTCACACCTTCAAATCTAGAACTATTTCCAGACGCTGGGTTCATATAGTAACCAGTGTTATTTGAATCATAGAAGATTGGTGCTCTTAATGAATCTCCAGCTTGTAGGTTGTAGTTAACATATACGTTATTTCCACCTAATGGGTCAGTAGAGTTGTTAACAGACATCACCTGCGTTGCCATATTGTAATCGTTGTAGAAACGCATACCATTGTAAGATGCGTTTGCCCCAAACTTAATACCAGTATGGAATGCGATTCTTAAATCAGGATATCTATAAGACCAACCACCACTTTCTCTAAAGATTGCATATGCTTCACTTCTATCAGATGACCAGAATATACCAAATCTATCATTAGATGATACTGAACCATCATTGATGAAGTAATTACCAGTTACTCTATTAAATCTAGAATCACCAGAACCACTACCAAAATAATATGCGGTATTACTTCTATCATAGAAAATGTTAGCTCTTACATCATTCATATAAGATGTAGAAGCAAAGTTACCATAATAAGAAGTACTATTTCTATCATAGTAAATATCTGCTTGCATTGAACCATTTACATAAACAGTTCCACCAGTATACCAGTTTAGGTACATACTTCTTCCACTTCTCGCATCTAAGTGTAAGTTACCATTTGTTGAAGCAACTTGTGCGTAAGAACTAGTCCATCTACCATTACCACCAACTGCAAGATATTCACCCCAACTTTGATTTGGTCCAAATAATGCTCCACCTCTCATACGAAGTGCTGTATTAGATGTTGAATTAGGGTCTATATAATATCCAGTATCATTTGAATCATAGAAGAGTGGTGCTCTCATTGAACCTCTAGCTAAACCATATCCACTACGAGTTGCTAATTCCCAAGTTCCGTTGTACATTAACTCTACATAAGAGTTTCTATACATTAAGATAGCCCACTCATTTTCAATATCATTGTAGATACCTGCTGCGTTTGAATGGTCATGCATAAACACCCAATGGCCATTAATTGAGTATCCACCCCAACCACCTCTAGTACTTGAGGTTTGAACAGTACCATAGTTACCAGTTACTGTATCTCTACCTACTCTGAATTCCAATGAACTACCATCAGTATAGAAATAAGTACCATTATCATTTGCGTGTCTAATTGCCCAACTTCCA